TCCGATCTATCACTTTTTTCCACGGCCGAAATTTTAGACCCCCCTTTAAAAATATTTAAATTACATTATAAAAATTTATTAATTATATTTAAAATATGGAAAAAACGGTATCCATCAAAATGTCTGAAGTCGAACACGCCAAGTTTGTTGCTGCTTGTAAAAAATTTGGAGTATTACGCAATAATTTCGCCAAAAAAGCTATTTTAGACAAGATAAACGAGTCGGGAGGTAAAGAAATTGAATAATTCATTGCCAGAAATCAAAATGGTCCCACTGGATTCAATCCATAAAAACCCGAAGAACCCCCGCATAATCAAGGATGAAAAGTTTAAGAAACTGGTCAACTCTATCATTTTTTTTCCTAAAATGTCATCAAAACGTCAGGTGATATATGACGAAACTGGTATGATCTTGGGCGGCAATATGCGGTATGAAGCCATGCTTGATATATCCAAAAAAGGCAGATCAAAGATTGAATCTATACTCAAAGAGAAATCGACCGCAACCAAAGATCTGTCCGGTAATATCGATATCCTTGAGCCGCTGTTTCGTGGGATATTTCCTGAAGGATGGGCGATTTGTGCCGACGATTTTACCGAAGATGAAAAACAGGAATTTGTTATCAAGGATAACATTTCGGGCGGTTCGTGGAATTGGGAAAGCCTTGCAGGTGGTTTTGAATTAAATGATTTGATTGAATGGGGTTTTGATGAATGGGAACTTGGACTCTCTCCAAAACCAGAAGTAGAAGTTCCCGAAGAAAAAAAACCAGACAAGAACACAATAAAGAAATGCATCTGTCCGGAGTGCGGCCATGAATTTGAGCCTTAAAGAATGCATGTTCTGCAAGGAAAGAAAACCGATTTCGATGTTTAACAAAAACACCAAAGCGCCGGATGGTCATTGGGCGTGGTGTAAGGTTTGTGAGAAGAGGTCTGGTTTTTACGAGAAGAAAAGAGAGATTGAAAATGATGCTATGCGAATAGTTTCTTTTTCTGGGGGCAAAGATTCTACCGCAATGCTTCTAAAGCTTATCGAAGAAAAAAGAAGGGTGGACAAGGTAATATATTTTGACTGTGGTTCTTTTGAATGGCCTCAAATGGCAGAGCATATAAACCTTGTAGAAAAAAATACTGGTATTAAAATACAAAGAGTTAAGCATAAGGTAGATTTTTATGATATGGCCAAAACATTGCAGCCAAACAACAAAGAAATTAATGGGTGGCCAACACCGATGATGCGTTGGTGTACGCTGCTTAAATTATTAACAATCAGGCAGGCGTTAAGAGAATACAGGCCATATATTTTTTATTTTGGGTTTGCAGTTGATGAACCAAAACGAGTAATTAAGGCAGCACAAAAGGGATTCCATGTAACGCACGATCATTTCCAGTCAAACGAATACCCGCTGGTTGAATGGGGCATGACTGAAAAGGATTGCCTAAAATACTGTTTTGACCGAGGTTATAGATGGTCAGGACTATACGATCATTTTAGTCGGGTGTCGTGCTGGTGTTGTCCACTTCAAAATCAAACAGACCTTGCAAAACTTTGTAAATATTATCCTGATATGTGGAAAAAATTAAAAGCATGGAATGAAGAAATGCCAAAACCGTACAAAAACGATCCTGGCATTTTTGATAAAATGGAAAGAAGGGTTTATTTTCCTGCGGTTTCTTCGGAAGGTGGAAAACCTTGAGGAAAGTATTTTTTGCGCATGTGAATAACAGCCTGTTTCGACACACCACAAGCCGTGGCAATTTCTTTTATGCCCCAACCTTTTTTTTTTGCTGTTATGAAATGTTCTCTTGTTACCTTGGCCATACAAAACCTCCTGTTAAAGAAATTAAACTGATACTGTTGAAAGAGACACCTCAAAACCCCCCAGTGCGGAGAGTTTTGAAAAGTCGATCTGACACCGCAGTTTTCGACACGAAACCGATGACCCCTAACATGATTTCCAAGTTTGTGGACTTGCTCAAGCCTATTTGTCTTTACCTAATCCGGTTTGAGATACAAATAAAAAAGCCCGTATTTAATCAGACTTTCCCTTCCCCCCCTACCACGAAAGGGAATGGTGCGATTAAATACGGGCATAATAGTCGTGCGCGTATTGTGAGATGTGGTAGGATACTTAAAAAGAACTAAGAAAAAATTATAATTAAATATAGCTATAAACCATTAAAAAATCAACCTGTTTTTAATAAAAATATGTATTTTGAGTTAGAATACATCGCGGAATTGATGATATGACCGCAGGCCGAAAACGAAAACCGACACAATTCCACGTCATAAACGGCACAGACCGCCCCTGCCGCCGCAACGAAAATGAACCTATACCAGAAATAGATAGTGAAATACCACTACCACCAGCGCATTTGACGGATCACGCAAAAGTCGAATGGTTGAGAATGTCGAAAGTTTTATATAATAACGGATTGTTGACACAATTAGACTACGCAGAATTTGAAATCTATTGTCAGGCATGGGGTGTTCTCAGAGAAGCCGACGAACTAATGAAGAAAACGTTTATATCTATGAAAACTTCCGATGGAACCAGCATTAAAACCGGCCTTATAATGGTAACGAAAAACGGCAATGTGATAAATTCTCCATTTCTAAATATAGCGAATACGGCGAGAAGGGATTGTCATAAATTTTTAAGCGAGTTTGGGATGACGCCATCAAGCAGAACAAAAACTAAAGATGTAAATTCACAGCGTAAACAAAATAAATTTTACAACAACGTAAATGTTCAGGCTTGTTGATGAAAGATTACGCATCCATAGCTATAGAATACGCTAAAGCTGCCATTGCCGATAAAAAAAATAAGCGGCATGGCCGATGGATACGATTAGCGGCACAGCGGTTCATTGATGACCTAAAGAGATCGAAAGCGAAAGAATGTAACTTTAAGTTTGATAAATGGAACGGCGATAATACCTGTGATTTTATAGAAAAACTGCCACACGTTGAGGGTAAATGGGATTCTCCAACAATCATACTTATCCCGGCACAGTGTTTTTTTATTGTTCAACTATTCGGATTCCGTGATAAAAAGACAGGTTATAGGCGTTTTACTTCTGCATTGTTTGCAACAGCAAGAAAAAGTGCCAAATCAACTATTTCAGCGGCAATAATGCTTTATTGTAAATGCTGCGAAGAAGAGCCAGGGGCGCAACTATTGAGCGCGGCAACTACCTTTCCACAGGCTGCAATAATATTTACAATAGCAAAAAAGATGGTGGAAAAAACCCCTGATTTAAGAGAGGCATTCGGGCTTGAAGTATGGTCAAAGGCGATTACAAGGATTGAAACAGGAAGTAGCTTTAAGCCGATCCATGCAAAGGCAAGCACTCAAGACGGGCTTAACCCTTCCCATACCGCGCTTGATGAAATCCACGCCCACAAAACGGCAGACCTATTAAACGTATTGACATCGGCGGCAGGAGCGCGGTCTAATCCGCTGTGGCTTTATACCACCACAGAGGGATACACTTCGCCGGGACCGTGGGGGGAACTGCGCGATTTCGCAAAAAAATTACTTCTTGGCGTTTTCGGTAATGACGCCGATCATTTTCTCGCTTTGTTCTGGGCTGTTGACGATGAAGACAAGTCGGCCGGAATAAAAGCCGATGACGACTTCGATGAATCCGTATGGGTAAAAGCCAATCCGTTGATTGAATCGAATCCTAATCTTCTGACGGCGATACGTAAAGAAGCGATCGAAGCAAAGCAGATGCCGTCAAAGCTTGCAGAATTTAAGATTAAAAGACTTAACCGTCAAGCTTCTACCGCTGGAGGATGGATTGATCTTATCAAATGGCGGGCCTGTTCGTCAGAAATTGACCTTGAGTTTCTAAAGGGTTATCCATGTTATGGTGGTCTCGATTTGGCAAGTACAATGGATTTAGCGGCATTCAGGCTACTATGGGATGTGGAGGGGATGTATTATACTCACGGCTGGCGCTGGTGTCCTGAAGATGCAATAAAGTACCGCACCGAGCGCGGGACCGTTCCGTATGCTGCATGGGTAAACACTGGATTGATCAAGCGGACAGAAGGGAACGTAATTGATTACGAAGTAGTAGAAAACGACATAAAAGAACTTGATTCGAGGTTTAAAATACAGAAAATAGCCTTCGATACGTGGAATGCGGCAGGGACGGCAAATAATTTAACAAAGAGCGGAATGAAATTGGTAGAGTTCATCCAAGGCACGAAAAGCTTTCACCCGGCGATGAAAAAACTTGAAGAGCTATACGTATCTGGTAAGATAAAGCACGGCGGCGACCCGGTATTAAATTGGTGCGCGTCGAACATCGTTGCCCGTAGAGATGTAAATCTTAATATGGCACCCGATCGAAAAAAATCTGTAGATAAAATAGATGATATGGTTGCACTGCTTATGGCTATAGGAATTACAATTGAAAATCAAGATCCTGTAAAATCAGTTTATGAGGAAATGGAATACAATGAGATTGTCAATAGGATGTCTTTGTAATAAAAACAGGAGGAATAATGTCACGACCAAAAGGTAGTAAAAATAAGTCTGATGAAGTTATTACAGAATACGGAAAAGACGAAATAGAACAGGATATGCAACCTGATACTCAGACAATAGAACCAGAGCCGGAAGAGGACAAGTGGATTTCTCAATTCGAAGCGGCAGAACACTTTAGAACGTCAGAGTCAACGATAAAAATGTGGATTGATCACGGCCATTTAGAGGAACGAAACGGACGTATCCCGATGAGGTCGATTACAATGTGTAAATTTAATTCGAGGCGGGTGGTATGATTGACGAAAAAGACGACTCGTCTTTGCCTAAAAAAAGCTTATTTAATGTTTGCGAAGTGGCGGAATATTTCGGGGTTACTGATAGAACCGTAAGGTTGTGGATTGAACACGGGCACTTAACGAGTGAAAAAATAGTAGGATCGGTTCGGGTTTCTCGGGAGTCTATTATTCAGTGTCGGTTTAGGGAGGGTAAAAATTAAAATGAGCATAAAAAGATTAACGACATTAAGGTATAACAAAGAATTGCATCGCAAAATAAAGAAATTTGGTAAAGCAGGACTGAATTACGTTGAGTCAATTCTTGCCTCATACTGTGTCATGAAAATTATATATGGGAATGTTGATTTGAATAAGAGATATCCGCACGGCGAAGCGCCGATAGGTTTATTGCATTAATACTATCTGAAATATACCAATTTTCGACTAATTTTCATAATTTCAACAAAAACATACCATTTTATTATTTTTTTTATTATATTTATTAATATTGGTTATTAAAGAGGAAAATATGATAAGAAATTTAAAAATTGAATGCTTTGTTAGGGACAATGATCTTCATGCAAAAATAAGGGCGTCGGTACGGCTGTACCGGGCTTGTCTTCGAGCGGCGTTTTCGTATTGCGCATTGGCCGAGACTGCCGGGGCTGAAATTGTAGCAGAAAATGGCAATGTCACTGTTAAGCCAAATGATGAAAAGGCGCGAGAAATATTATCGGCCTGTGTCGGACATTCTGGGAAAATAAAGTATTACGAAATGTACCATTGGATGAAAGAGCTTTATCCATCCCTCATATCAAATTGCTATTCCAAAATACAGTATATCATCGGCAAAATGATGACCATGAAGGATCAGGATATAAAGAAGTGCCAGAAAAAATTTCTTATCGTTAATGGCAAAAGGGCTTTCGCGCAATTCAACCGCTCTGGAATTCCCATTAAGAGCGGCATGGCAAAAATAGACGGGCACTTGTTAAAATGCCGGTGGGATAAAGATATCGGAGAAGTAGAGTTCACGACGAATAAGATGGACTCGTCAACCTATTACGCTTTTTCTTCTCTCCGGGAAGGCTGGGAAGGTTGGAGTATAAAAGATTCGTACCTGTCTTTCGATGAGGATAAAAATAAGATCGTAGTCATCCTGTCATACGAAAGACCGGATACTCCGACAAATATTGAGCCTGAAAAAGTAATGCATGTTGAATTCACCGACGACAAAGAGATGTTTATCACTTGTTATACTGATGATAAATGGTCTGCAAGGCCGTTTTCGGCAGCCGGTATAATTGGATATCTTGAAGAGATGGAGCAAATTTATAGCCGTTACTGGTCTGAATTCAAAAGTTATGAACGCAGGGAACGGAAACAGCGTAACCATGTCAAAGAAAAACTTAACAGGTATACTGAACGCCGGGCTAATGCAGAGAAGAACAACAATCATTTATGGAGCAAGAGGATAGTTGATTTTGCGCGGCAGCAATGCGCCGGTAAGCTCGTTGTTGTTAATCTTCCAGAAAAAACCTTATTTGATTTGCCTTATGGATGGTTCGATTTTAAAACAAAGCTTGATTACAAGATGAAGGAAATCGGCGGTACGGTAAGTTTCGTAACTGTCGATAAAGACAAATAGGATGGGGCATGGGACACCAAAAACAGCGGCTACCGTTTGTCGCACATGTTGGAAAGCTTAACATAATGTACTGTTTTGTACACCACTACGCAATATATTGGTGTCTCACCCGTGCGCGTGTGGAAACGGGTGGAGGGAAATAATAATAAATGACAAGATGTAGCAATTGTCAAAAACCATTTAAGCCGGTAAACGCAAGAAATAAGTATTGCAGCCGTTGCCGGAAGAATGGGTGTCGTGGAATACGGTTCTATCACTCAAAACAGGGTGACGGAATAAATATAGGTATTAAGGCCTCGTGCCTAAAAAAACGTTCAACACTTTTACGAAAGGCGGTTCAAAATGGAACTGAAGAAACTAGAACAGCACAGTGACAATTCGCTCGAAAGACTTGACAAGGCAGCAGATGAGCACTTTGACGGAAAACGCGAAGATAAATCAGCGATGGTTCAGGCAGGCTTGTCGAATGCAACGGCGCGTCAGATCGGAGCGAACCTGAACATAAGAAAAACAAAGATTCGTGAAGCTCTTGCAGTAGCATAATTATGGAGATGGTCGCCACATATACGAAAACAGGGGGATCACAACTCCCACGACGTAGTATTTTTACGTCAACCGACTGTTCTGTCGGCCCATACCCGCACTATATGAGTGTATGCGGCGGCTCTCCTTTTTTATCGTATTTAGTGCGCGAACCTTCGGCGAACATAAAAAGCCGGACTGTTCGCGCAGGGATGAAACATAATGATTTTAAGCACCTTACAACTACAGAGCGCATTAAATGTAAACTTTATGAGGTTAAAAATGAGTGTGTTCGCGCAATTGGTGGTTTAACGAGCTGTTTTTTTAATTGGTTGCAATCGATACTGTTTCATCTCGTGCGCGGGTATGGTTTGTGAGGTACCGCGCCACTTCCCGCCGTTGCATCGGCCTTGTTTCATCTCGTGCGCGGGTATGGTTTGTGAGGGAAAATCGATCTTCTTTTCTGCCGAAGATGTCGAGTTTCATCTCGTGCGCGGGTATGGTTTGTGAGCTATTACTTTTACATGCACACGCGCGTATAGAAGGTTTCATCTCGTGCGCGGGTATGGTTTGTGAGAGCTTTCCAACCTGGCGAACCAGTTTCATCTCGTGTTTCATCTCGTGCGCTGGTACGGGTTGTGAGTATATGAGTAGCATAAAAAAAGGATAAACAATGTGTAAAATGAAGCAACTAAAAAAACGTATCGATAAATCAGGCATAAAGCGCAAGGATCTCGCAAAAAAACTTGGGGTATCTTACCAGTATCTCAATTTATGGCTAAATGATTTTGCTGATATGCCTGAAGAATACGAGAAAAAAATAAACGAGATACTGGATAGTGCAGCAAAAAATTAGCTAAATATCTAACCGTAATCATGCCATTTCAGTCAGGTAAATTAACTTTTACCGGCCTTTTTTATTTCCAAATTTCCTAAAATTTCCTAAAATTTCACAGTTTTTATACATGAGTGTATTGAATTATCCTTAATTTGTACACTTTAAAGTATGTTTATTGTTAAATTGACCGATTAAGGTCATTTTAATCATTGAGCGTACTTAATGGGATTTTTTGGAAATATTAAAAAGCTGTTCAAAAACGATATTGCCCTTAATGATCCGAAGGCGTGGAGTTCTGCGTTTTGGAATACCTTCGGATCACAAACCCCTGCCGGTGAAAATGTAGACGAATACAACGCGATGACATACAGCGCGGTTTGGAACGCTGTATACCAAATTTCATCTACTTCTGGCAGTTTGCCACTCCATTTACGACAACACAAGGCAAGAAAGACGCGATACGCTACTGAAAATAGTCTCTATCGCGTGATGCATACTCAATTCAATCCGTTTATGACCGCAAAAATAGGACGTGAATGCCTGATGTCACATGTACTTACATGGGGCAATGGGTATGCTGAAAAGGTCACAAACGGGGTTGGTGATATTGTCGAGCTTTGGCCTATCACCCCAAATAGAGTATCTCCAAAGATGAAAAATGGAGAAATTGTATACGTTGTCAGGGTTGGAAATGAGGATGTGCCGTTAAAAAGGGATAAAATACTGCATATTGCCGGGTTTGGCTTTGACGGACTTGTCGGATACTCACCTATTTCCATGGCGCGTAAAAATATCGGATGGGGAATGGCGATGGAGACGTACTCTTCTAATTTTTTTGGAAAGGGCACCCATCCAGGGGTTGTGGTATCGCATCCGGGTCCGGCAATGTCGCCTCAGGCACACGACAACTTAAAAAGGTCGCTGACAGAATCGTATAGCGGTTTAGGCAACTCTCATAAGTTAATGCTGCTTGAAGAGGCCATGGAGATAAAAAGCCTTGGTTTTTCCCCTGAAGATTCGCAGTTTTTAGAATCAAAACAGCACCATATCACCGATATTGCGCGTTGGTTTAATATTCCACCGCATAAGTTAAAAGACATGTCGAAATCGTCTTTCAACAATATCGAGGCAGAAAATGCATCCTACGTGATCGATACTATTTTGCCTTGGGCGATACATCTTGAACAAATATACGACACTCAACTTTTAAGCAGAAGGCAATATGAATCGGGTCTGTATTTTAAGCATGTCTTAGAAGGGCTTTTAAGGGCAAACTCCAAAGAACGGGCAGAATTCTATAAAATTATGATCGGTAATACGATGATGACCCCTAATGAGGCAAGGGAAAAAGAGGATATGAATCCGAGTGATGATCCACTTGCCGATGAACTATGGGCACCTACCGGCAATATACCATTAAGCAAGTTTTCTGAATATCTAAGCAAAAATCAAAATACTTCATCGGTAAAAACAGAAAAAGAAACCGACGATATCGATGATAATTCGGTAACTAAAAACGGTAAAAAAATGAGACTTTTTGCAACATAAAAAAGGACTTCAAAATGATTACAATGCGAAAAATGGCATCGAGAAAAATTGACAACAAGATAAACGTGCAGAACAAAGATGATGAGGCAACCATTTACTTGTATGGTGACATCGGAGGATGGTTTGGGATTGATTCGACTGAGTTTATCAAGGAGTTAAACGGAATTACCGCAAAAACCATCCATCTTCGCGTTGATTCTGGCGGCGGCGACATTTTTACGGCGCGGGCAATGAAAACAGCTATAATGCAGCATAAATCGAAGGTAATCGCGCACGTTGACGGTCTCGCAGCTTCTGCGGCATCATTTCTCATTATGGGTGCCGATGAGGTTGAAATTGTTGATGGCGGATTTTTGATGATTCACAATGCACTATCGTTTCTCGACCTGTTAGGTTATTTCAACATTGATGACCTTAATAAAATTGCAGAAACAATTAGCAAGGAAATAGATCTTCACGGAAAAATAAATCAGTCAATAGCCAACGATTACGCAAAAAAGACCGGAAAAGAAGCCTCCGAGTTTCTTGATTATATGAACAAAGAAACATGGTTTACCGCTCAGGAGGCGCTTGATATTGGCCTTGTGGATCGAGTATACGATGGCGATCCGGTCGAAAACAAATACGACCTTTCGATATATAATAACGTGCCGGAAATCATGCGAGCGCGAAGTAAGGTGAATTCAGGTGATGAAAAAGAGATTAACGAGCGCGATTTAGAGAAAGACCTGCGAGATGCCGGTTATTCCCGTAATCGAGCTAAAAATATAGTGGCAAAGGTTTTTCGTGACGAGCGAGACGCCCGAAGCGAACCGGAAACTCATGATGTGCGAGATGCACAAACTGAGGCCGGTGCCGATCAGCGAGATGCTGGTGAGCAGCCACAAGCAGAAGTGGTGGACGAGGTTGACCATATCGAACAGGCGAAAAAATTGGTCGATCCAGTTGTCGAATTACTGGAAAAAACAAAACAAATCACAAAAAAGGAGTAAGCTGTATGAAAACTATTACTCAGCTTAAGGACGAATTGAAGCAACTGTTAAAGGCTTCGGCGGATATCGATGCAAAAGCAACTGCTGAAAATCGCGGTCTTTTGGAGGCTGAAAAGTCTCTTAAAAATCAACTTCTCGATAAAGTTGAAGAGATCCAGGACGAAATCAAGGTGCGTGAGCGCGAAATCCGTATCGCCGATGCAATCAATCAACCCGGCGATGCAATGACTGTTCCGAAAACGGAGCGTGTGGATATGGGTCGAGACAGCCGGTCGAAAGACAAGTTCGGTTCACTTGGTGAAAACGTCGCCGCGATGATCAATGCAAGCCGTCCCGGTGGAACATTTGATCCGAGACTTCACAACGCCGCTACAGGAATGGGCGAAACCGTTCCGAGTGATGGTGGTTACCTGTTGCAGAAAGATTATGCCGACAAGTTGACCGAAAATCTTTTTGACAACAGCCTGATACTCGGCAAGTGCGAAAGAATTCCTATTTCTGCGAATTCAAACTCCATCACGATCAACGGCTATGACGAAACCAGCAGGGCGTCGAACACGTTCGGCGGAATCACCATTTACAACAACGATGAGGCAGACGAGAAAACCGCGTCGAAGCCAAAGTTCCGGCAGGTTGAACTGAAGCTGAAAAAATACATCGGTCTCGTGTACCTTACCGATGAGCTTCGCCTTGACGTTCCCGCAATGGAAGCCCGCATATCAAACGCTTTCGGATCGGCGTACGATTTCAAAGTTCAGGGCGATCTTGTTAACGGAACAGGCGCAAACAACATGCTCGGCGTCATGAATGCCGGGAGTCTTGTTCCAGTTCCAAAAGAAGCCGGACAGAATGCCGATACGATTCATGCCGAAAATATCGTCAAGATGTATTCGCGTCGGTTCGCTGCACAAACAGCAAATTACGCATGGTATTACAATCAGGACATCGAGCCGCAGCTGTTTACCATGACAATCGCAGCTGGTACCGCCGGAATCCCTGTTTTCATGCCTGCTGGCGGCCTTAACAACGCCCCGTATAACACGATACTCGGTCGTCCGGCATATGCCATTGAGCAGTGTTCGACGCTCGGCGACAAGGGCGACATCATCCTTGCAAACTTCAAGGATGGGTACATTGTCGCTGAAAAGGGCGGAATGCAGAGTGATGTTTCAATACATGTAAAATTTGTCAACGACGAAACGGTACTTCGGTTTGTACTTCGTCTCGACGGTCAGCCGTGGCGCGCAACTCCGCTCACCCCGCATAAGGGTAGCAATACGTTGTCACATTTCATCACTCTCGACGCAAGGGCGTAATTAATAATCAGGGGGAAACCCCGGATATTTCAAACAAAATAAAAAGGAGCCTTAGAATGTTCTCTGAAAAACTTAAAATCGTTCCCATTCTCAACAGCGCAAACGTGAGTACCGGGACCGATTGCGACAGCATCAATATGGCAAATTATCACAGAGCGACGCTTATTTTTACCTTCGGCGCTGTGACAACTGACATTACCATCACCCCGACGTGCGGAGCGACGGAAGCCGCAAAAACAACCGCAGTGCCGTTGCAGTACGCAAAGGGTGGGGCCGCAATAGGTACGGCAGTGCTAGGCAGCGCGTCATCGTGCGATGTTCTCGCTGCGTGGACTGCTCACGCTTCTGCGGCTTCGATTACCGCCGCAAGCAATCTCATGGCCGTCGTTGAAATCAGCGCTTCGGCAATGGCAGCAAGCAAACCGTGGCTTACCGTTACGGTTGCAGCAGGATCGTCCGGCATTTGTCACTGCGTTGCAGTTCTTGAACCTCGCTATACCGGCAACCGTTCCGTAACTGCTCTGAAGTAGTTTAACTTGCGGGAGTAACATCCCGCATACTTTTTGGAGGATATAAAATGTTAGACGCAACCGATCTCGAAAGAATCAGGGATATCGTAAAAGAGGAGATTAACAAAAGCAAAGAATCTTCTTCACCAAAAAAAGCCGACAAGAAAGAGGTAAAAAGTGAACTATAATCAATCCACAAGAGACAGGATAGCGGACATGATTTTAGGTCTGCGTGTTTCAACAACCAACAGCGGGTTGGTTGCCGCTAACTTCGCCACTGGCGGAGTAAATACCAGTCTGTTTAATATTTACGGACGCATTGCAGTAAAACAGCTTTTTATAGAGCTTACGGCCGCTGCCGATGCTAACGCTACACAAGTATTGTTTTATGCGACATTTACAACCCCAGTCATCACCCTAAATGCCATGTGTGGCAAATGTGCAAGTATTGCAAACCTTGGGGCATATGGAAGAATCGTTTTAGCTGGTGGCGCTGTTGCAACTGCTGCCGTAATTACTGATTCGGCAGGGCTGTCGGATGTTGAAACGGCAGGGAAAATACACATTCTTGGTGGAATAACATCAGCAGGAGCAAATACGGTCGGGGTTATAGGTATGCAATCAAGTGATGCCTCTCAGGCTGCAACAATAACAGCCACTGCGCACCTGTTTTATGTGCCTATGTCAACAGGTGCCTATGCGGAAGCAGCAGTATAACATATGGTGCTTGTCATCGAAACAGCGCCGGGATTAGAACCCGTATCGGTAGCAGAGTTGGCTGCTCATTTACGCATAGATGAGTACGATTCTGATTCCGGCGCTGAACTTTTAGCTATAATAGAGGCTGCAAGGGAAATTGTAGAAGACATAACTTCGCGTAAGCTGTTTACTCAAACGTGGAATTACTTTATTGATGCCTTTCCAAGTAGCGATTATGTAAAAATACCTTTTGGAAACCTTCAAAGTGTTGCCCACGTAAAATATACCGATTCGGCTGGAACCGTAACGACTATGACCGCAGGAACCGATTACATTGTCGAGACGAATGGTGATCAGTGTGGTAAAATAGTTTTGCCACATGGCGCCACATGGCCGTCATTTACCGAGTATCCGTCAAATCCGATCGAAATACGGTTTGTCTGCGGGTGGGAATACGATAGCGACGAAGTATCGTCGATTCCAAAAAAATACAAACAGGCCATTAAATTAATTTGTGGCGACTTGTATGCAAACAGAGAGGGCCAAGTTTTAAAGAGCGAAGACTATAAAATAAACAAAACAGTGTCGAATCTTTTATCAAGCTGTATTCTGCGTGATACTTTTTTGTGATTAGTAATTTATTGAACTAAGGCAGATATACCGTGATTGATCTTTTTTGCATAGCATCGGGTCCGAGCTTAACAGCCTCAGATTGTGAGCTTGTTAAAAAAAGCGGAATAAAAACCGTTGCTGTAAATAATTCATGGGAAATGGCGCAGTCTTGCACCTACCTATATGCCGGTGACGCTAAATGGTGGAAAGCAAATTTTTCAAAAATAAATATACCAGCCGAAAAGTGGACGTGCTCCGACAGAGCCGCTAACACATATAAATTGCACTACCACATTGCCGCAGGACCGTACAATTCTGGAATGCGGGCGATACAATTCGGGATGTCAAAGGGCTTTAAATCAATTGCGCTTCTCGGGTACGATTGTTCTATTAAAAACGGCATTCATTGGCACGGTGCGCACACTGAACCGGTTTTGAGGAATCCGACAGTATCGAAAATTGAGAAATGGCACGATCAATTTAAGCGTGTTTCTGATATAGCAAAAAAGCAAGGAATAAAAATTTATAATTGTAGCAGATATACTGAGCTTAGTTGTTTTGAACAAGCAAACCTTGAAGAGATGCTTGTATGAACAAAATGCCAATTGATAGCATTCGCGGACGAATACGGTGGTGGATTGAGAGGTTCTCATCTGAACTTGGCGATAATGTTCTCGAAGTTGGCAGTAGGCTTCATAATCCTGATTGCTGGTGGATAAATAATCATGATTTAGCAACAGGAAATTGGACCGGAATTGATATGCAGGAAGGGCATGGTGTTGATGTTGTTGCCGACACCCATTCGCTTCCTGTCGATTGGTCAAATAAATTTACAGGTATATTATGCTCTGAGGTTTTGGAGCACGTCAAAAGACCGTGGATTGCAATTCCAGAGATGTTCCGAGTTCTTCAGCCCGGCGGAACAATAATTATTACCACTCTGTTCTGCTTTCATGTTCATGGCTACCCAGATGATTATTACAGGTATACTGATTCAGGTTTAAAAACGCTGCTTTCAGATGCAGGATTTGTTGACATAAATACAAAATATGGTGGAAACGAAGTTCTTCATTTAAAGAATCATGATGATACTATTTTTTTAAAAAATGCTCCGCATCAAATTTTTGCAGTAGCCAAAAAGCCTGATAGGAATTTTTGCAATGATAAAATTTGATCGTAAATATTGGAAGCGATGGAGAGGCGAGACGGTTGTATGCATGGCAAGCGGGCCAAGCATGACAAGCGAGGACGCTGAGTATTGTAGATATAAAGCAAAGGTTATTACTGTAAATTCAACGTACAGGCTAGCTCCATGGGCCAATGTTCATTACTCAAGCGATCACGACTGGTGGAATGTTCATTTTCGAGATATAATGAACACATGTAAAGGTGAGCTATGGACAGGGTATAGTGAGTACATAAACGACTATATTCATCATTGTCCGTACAATAAAAAAATTAAAGGTTTGAGCAATAAGCCAGGTATTATTTCTTGGGGTGGAAACTCTGGTTTTTGCGCTGTAGGGTTGGCACATCAATTCGGTGCAAAAAAAATAATACTGCTTGGCTACGATATGAACGATAAATACGGGACGGCCCATTGGCACGGTGCGCACGAAGATCCACTCAGAAAGGATTTTAATTTTCCGAAATGGATTGATCATTTTACTGCCGCATATAGTGATTTTAAAAGACTTGGAGTTATGGTAATCAATTGTTCGCGTGAAACATCTTTACCACTGTACTACCGCGCTGAATTAAAGGACGTATTGTAATGGAAGATTTGACACTGTTGACAACCACAGGGGAACGTCCAGAAGCGTGGTCTATTTGTGAATCTCTGATGTTTAGACAGACGTTTACAGGATCAGTACGATGGATTGTTGTCGATGACGGTACAATCGAACAACCAATTACATTTTTAAGACAAGGATGGACCATAGAGTCAGTTCGGCCTAAACCGTTTTGGAAAACCGGATCAAATACACAGGCGAGAAATATTCTTGCGTGTTTAGGACTTGTTAAAAACGAAAACAGGCTGGTTGTTATTGAAGATGACGACTGGTATTCGCCGGAATATTTAAGCGTAGTTTATGAAAATATTTTAAATTTTGACCTTGTTGGTGAATCTCCGGCTGCTTATTATAACGTTAGCACTGGACGTGGTAGATTGTGCGATAATGATATCCATTCAGGGCTTTGCNGTACCGCTATGAAGGGTAATGCGATAAATTGTTTTAAAGGTATGGCAAAAATCAACCATAAATTTATTGACATACATTTATGGAGAATGTTCAAGGGGAGTAAAAAAATTATAAAAAATACCCGCATGGTTGTTGGTATAAAAGGGTTGCCCGGCAGGAAGGGTATAGGGGTAGGACATCGAGATACATTCGGCGATCCAATGGATTTAAGATCTTGGATTGGAAATGATATTGATATTTATAAAAAATGGATTATCAGCGGAGTGAACGTTGCCGCTTGAAGCAGGAAAATTAAGGCATCGTTTAACGATACTTGAACTGGATCAGGAGCAGGATTCAGATACTGGCGATATGGAAACAGTATGGTCGGAACTTGCGATTGTGTGGGGATCGTTTGAGCCGTATTCAACAAAGGAGTTTATTGCAGCATCGAGTAATCAGAGTCAAACGTCGGTACGCTCCGTTATTCGTTACCGTTCTGACGTAACCGCTGCAATGCGTATTTCTTTCCGAAGTAAATTGTATGAGATAGTCGGGCCACCGCTGCCGGATAAGGAATCCGGGCTTGAATATTTAACGCTGATGCTTGCAGAGGTGACAGATGAATAAAACAGAATTCGGGCTGCAAGGAATCGATGAATTATTAGGCAGGTTTGCATCGATAACAAACGATGTTAAATATAAGGGTGGAAGATTTGCACTCAGGAGAGCGGCAAACGTTGTTGCCAAGGCAGCAAAGCAAGGTGCGGAAAGAATCGATGATCCGAAAACAGGCAGAAGTATTTCCGACAATATCGCCGTAAGATTTAGCAATCGGACCTTCAAGCGAAACGGAAATCTTATGTTTCGCGTAGGAGTAAAGCACGGGTCACTTTTGAAGGATGGTGGAGATGTTTCGCCGAACGCACCAACTCCGCACTGGCGACTATTGGAATTCGGAACTGAAAAAATGCCAGCAGATCCGTTTATGAGGCCAGCGCTTGAAAGTAATATTTCTTCGGCTACCGGCGAATTTGTCGAACAGTACAAAAAATCAATCGACCGCGCAATAAAAAAAGCGGCAAAGGTGGCGGCGTAATGTATCCGCCACTGTTTGCAATAGTATCAATTGACGGCGATGTTCAGACATCGTTCGGGACAAGTCCGGTAAGGGTTTTTCCATTCGGGGGGGCACCAGAAATGACGGTGCTTCCGTATGCTGTTTGGCAGGTCGTAGGCGGTACCCCTGAAAACTATATGGGTAACTCTCCCGACATGGATACGTATTTGGTTCAGGTTGACGTGTACGGAAAAACGGCGGCTTCGGCAAGAAATTCTGCGGAAACATTACGCGACGCCATTGAACCTAATGCGCATGTAGTTTCTTGGCGCGGAGAAAGTAAAGACGCTGAAACTCAGCACTATAGATACTCTTTCGATGTAAACTTTTTAACAGCCAGATAAGGAGAAACCATCATGGCTATCAAGACGCAGGGAACTCAGGTCTATTTCATTGAGCCGGTCGATGATTCCGTTGTCGAAGTTACCGGAGTAACCAATTTTAATCCTGGCGGCGCACCTTTTGATGAAATTGAAACCACCTCGCTTACGGATACCGACAAGACTTATTTACCGGGATTAAGGTCGCCAACGGAAGCTACGATAGAGTTGAACTTCGATCCGACAAACGCAAGCCACGTAAGGATATTTGAGCTGTTTACGGCTGGTACTGTTGTCGATTGGGCCGCAGGATGGTCTGACGATACAACTGCTCCGACCGCAGATTCTGATGGCTTTGTTTTGCCGTCAACAAGGACTTGGTACACCCTTTCAGGTTTCGTAAAGGACTGCCCATTTGACTTTGCTGTTAACACCAAAGTCGTGTCAACGGTAACGATTCGCAAATCAGGGGTTTCGAACTTCGTTGCATCAAGCACGTAAGGAGAACGGCAATGGAATTGAATCTTAATTCTCTTCAGGCAGCCGGAGCGTTCACTGGTTGCCCCGTTGAGAAAGAAATAAAATGGAATAAGGACGGAAAAGAGCTTTCTGCGACTGCCTACGTTCGGAAGTTGTCGTACAAAAGCGCCGTTTCCGATGTAAAGCAATTCGGAAAGGACGTGATTGCGGGACGCATTGCGGCGTGTATTTGCGATAAGGGAGGAATTCCGGTATTTTCCGTTGAGGACATTACCGGGTACGTTGTCGAATCGGAAAAAGATACCGAAGCAGAAAAGAAAAGGAAAATAGCGATAATTGAGCGCGGCCCGCTCGATCACAATCTTACCATTGCACTGCTTAGCGCTATTGCAGAGGTCAATTCAATATCGGGGGAAGTGAAGACCTGACGGAAATCGACGAAGTATGGCATGAGCTTGTTTTGTGTGGAATCGGTGGCAGGACAATCGATGAAGCACAACGCAATATCAGCTATGAAGAGTTTGTCCGTTGGGTCAAGTATCGAAATATGCGTGGAAGTTTTAATTTTGGGTTAAGAATGGAGCACGATATAGCCATGTTTGCAAGCATGTTTGCTAATAGATACCGTAAAGACGGGTCTACACCTTTCAAGATTTACGACTTTGCCCCTCATCTTGATGCGCCAGAAGTGACACTTGATGATTGGAGAAAAGCGGTATAGTATGTCGAATCTCGGAACCCTTACTATCAATCTTGTAGCGAAGACTGGCAGCTTTGTCGGTCCGCTCGATAAGGCTGGTCGTCAGGCGAAAAAGACGTCAAAAGACGTAAGTGATTCGTTTTCTGATTCTTTGAAATCGGTAACAAAATGGGGCTTTGGTTTAGGTGTTGTCGCAACCGGGACGGTGGTGGCATTTGCCAAAAAAAGCATTGAAGCCGCATCAGCAATAAATGACGTTGCAAAAGCTGCAGGCATGTCTACCGATACGTTGCAGGAGATGAGACACGCGGCAAGCCTATCCGGAATATCTTTTGATGAACTTGACGGAAGCCTACTGAAATTCAACAAGAGCGTAGGCGAAGCCCGTGCCGGATCTGGTTCGCTGTATTCATATCTCAAAAAGGTTGATCAGGGGCTTTTGGATCAAGTCAGAAGCGCTAATTCAACCGATGATGCATTGAATCTGATATTCAAATCGATGAAAAATGTATCGAACGAATCTGAGCGAGCGGCCCTTGCCGCCGCCGCCTTTGGTCGCTCTGGTGTTAAACTTTCTGTTCTTGCCGACGATTACGAAACACTGAGAAAAGAAGCGCAATCGCTCGGGATTGTAATAGATTCACAATTAATAAAAAATGCCGATGAAGCTGGCGATAAGCTTGAGACGTTGTCAAGGGTTATAGGCGCTCAGTTAACAACGGCAGTTCTTAATTTTGCCCCTACAATCCAGAAGGTGGCCGAACAAATATTGAAGTTGTCAGAAAGCACCGCTAAGTTTTTTGGTGGCGGTCATGTGAGCGAAATTGATATTGAAATTGCGGCGCTTGAAGAATTGAGATACGAATTCAAGCAGACAGAAGAAACCTTCACTGCAATGCAGGCGCAAAAAGGGTATCTGCTTCCGGGTGAGCTTGATCAATTAGTGCAAGCTAAAAACAATGTTGAGACATTGACAGAAAGTATTAATCAACTTAATGTTGCAAAAAATGGCGGGCCGTCCAAGCCTTCAACACCGCCGTTATCTTTGGAAAAACCCCAAGATACTTCATGGGATGATTTGAAAAAAATAATCGAGGCAACATCGGAAACAAACAAGCAGAGACTCGAAATAATCAAGTCGTCGAACCTTGCAATCAGGGCTGAAAACGACAGGCAGCTACAAGCAGATATCGCCAAGGATGCAGAGTATCGCCAACTCGTTGACCAAGCGAATTTGGCCGAACTTAACAACATAACTGACAACGTTGAAAGGGAATTAGCCCTTCACGAATACAAATACGAAAAATTAAAACAGTTGTACGAAGAAGGTTCTGCTGAACTTACCGAAATAGAAAGGGCGCAAGCCGCCGAACGTGCTGCGATAGTGGCCAACAGTGATTATTGGTCTGGCTATTCAGAGTCACTTGAAAGTAGTATAGTAAGCATGGATGAAATTGTTGGTGGATCGCTTGATGATTTGACTTCTAAGTTTGGAAATTTTTTATCTGATGTAATAATTGGAAACGAAGAAGCTGGGGAGGCATTCAAAAAATTGGCTACCGAAATGGCGTCATCTATGCTTTCGGCTATAGGAAAAATGATAGCCCAATGGATAGTTTACGAAGTTACAAAAACTGCTGTTGATAAATCAGTTCAGGCCGCAGCAATTCCATCGTTAATAGCAAACGCCCAGGCCGGAGCCCTGCTTGCAGGAATAAACGCATATGCGTCAGCGGCAGCTATTCCATATACAGGATGGGTACTGGCTCCAGGAGCAATGGCGGCAGCATTGGCGGCAACTGAGCCTATGGCTGCTGCCGTTTCTGGACTTGCACTTGCCGGTCTTGCCCACGATGGTATCGACAGTATTCCTGAAACCGGTACGTGGCTTTTGAAAAAAGGTGAAAGGGTTGTTGCTGGAGAAACATCAAAAAAGCTTGACAATACTCTTAGTAGAATAAATTACGGAATTGGCAGTACCAGCTCAAGCAATGGATCAATAATTGGTGGACAGCGCGGGTATTCGGAACCACATTTTCACCAGCATTTTGACGGTCCTGTATTTTTAAATAGGTCACACATCAAGGATGTAACAAGAATGTTTATGGATGAATTTGAAAGAGAAAGAACGCGGGTGGGAGCGGTAAGATAATGGCCGAAGGCGATATTTATATCGGGATAGACAGCGACGAGGATCTTATCTCTACTCACGCCAAGGAGGTGTTGCGTGAGTTTGAAGAGATAGGTAGGTCTGGTCGAACTGCAAGCGGAAGACTTGTCAAAGACATAGTTTCAAGAAAATATAAATTTAGCATTCTTTACGAATATATTAATCAGTCAGTTTTCGATATAATAATGGAAAAGTATGGGTTTGATGAGGGTCTTAATTTGAGGATGTACATTTCAGGATCAAATTACTTTACAAATTTCGACGGAAACTGCCCTATAGTAAGGATCAACCCGTTTGGTTCAACAGATTTTATGCCGGGACGTAGCACAAAGATATACAAGGGATCGACAATAGTTTTCGAGGAAGTGTAATGATAGCAGTATCTCAAGAATTTACCGAACAGGTTACAGTGGAAACGCGAATCCCACGGGTTAAAATTGACGTGCTATGGACTGACCCTTTTATTAATTCGGGTATGGTTGTAACGTCAAATGATTACAATAGGATGGGCGATTTAGGGCAAGATTACTACGTTCCTGGCTCATGGCACGATCCTCACTTGGTTGACACAAAAAGATCGACTCCACATAAATACTTGTCTACTGACGGAACGTGCTCTAGTGATGGAACGTTTTTTACCGTTCCTTCTTCGGTCGCCGGACAACAAAATAATCAGGTTGGATGGTATACTGCGTCTGTGGGGGATTCTGATGGTGACTTTTCGGAGCCATATCCGGAGGCAACTGTTTCGTTTGCAGAGGCGAGGGCAATACGACGCATAGTTGTTTGCGGAGAACCAACACGCGAAGAATATCCTGAAGTTTTTGAGGTGACAATTTACGACGGCGACGACATCGAAATTTTTAACCATCAATATTCAGGTAGTTCGGTTGAAACGATTATAGATCTTACTTCTGAAAATATAAACGCATCCGGAAGCATGAAGCTTACCATTATTAAATGGTCTTCCGGCGGAACAATGGCTAAAATAGTTGAATTTTACGGAACAATAAGCGATGTGTTTTATACCGATGATATCGTTTCGTTAAATATTTTGGAGGAAAGAGAAGTTGAAAACGGCACCGTTCCAACGGGAAACGTGTCTTGCAACGAATGTGATGTTGAGCTTCAAAATATTTCAATAATACGTGAAAATGGCGAATCGTTTATTGATCCGTTCTTTCCGAATAATTCAGGTTCATACGTTGCCAATTCTTTAACACCAAACGTCAGGATCACTCCATATATAGGTTTTCAATTGCCAAATTCAGATCAGGAAATTGAATATGTAAAAATGGGCGTCTTCTGGACTAATGACTGGACAACCGAAGAAAAGAATTTCAGCGTTCAAGTGTCTTGTCGTGACAGATTGGAGTTATTGCGGGAAGTTGAATTTAGAGCCGACGAGGTATTGTTAAATGTTACCTTGTATACATACGCTGAATTTATTCTTAACCATGCAAAGCAAAATATTCCTATGAACGACCTCGTATGGAGTATTGACACATCATTACTAGATTTTATTATACCCTATGCATGGCTTGGAAAAACTACATATATGGATGCTCTTGCAAAAATATCCGCTGCTTGCATGGGATATATTTACATGGATCGTAACGATGTATTGATTATAAAATCTTATACTGCAAATGAAGCAAAAATTCCTGATTATGCAATAACAAGAGACAATTATTTTAATCGTAGCCAAAAATCAAAAAGTGAGGGCCTGAAAAACAGGGTAATAGTTCCAGTTGCCGAAACTATCCCTGAGATCGAGGCATCAGAAATTTCAACGACTGAAGTATCAATGGCTGAAGGCATTGACGATACAACAGTAACTATCGAATGGGGAGACGAAGTAGTTCTTGATGGTGTTGCAGCAATTCAGAACCAAGCCGACATAACAGTGTACAAGACATATGAGATATTTTACCCATGGGGATGCACGATATCTTTCCACAAGGCAACTGGAACTTCTGGAACATTTGAAGTCTTGGTTACCGGAAAAAAATTGCAGACAGAATCTATATCAGAAGTAACCGAATCGGATCAAGACTCTATTGCGCTATATGGGTTGCGTGAGTACAAGTACAATATTAATCCGCTCCTTCAAAACGCAGCGTTGTCTTTAGTTGTTGCGCTGGTGCTCCTTGATACATATAAGAATTTGCGGCGTGACGTTGAGGTTGAATGGAGAGGAAATCCGGCTGCTGAAATTGGAGATTGCGTAACCGTCCCAGTATACACTCCAAGCAGTACCGGGATTAGTGTTACAGATAGTTTTTTATCTTACAGGCAGCAATTTTCCTTTGAAGACAGGTTACGGTGCAGGCTAACAGCGAGAAAGGCGGTTGACATACAATCATGAGTTATATTACACCAAAAACTAATTGGGATAGCGAGAACGTAGGGGACGGTGATTTGATAAGAATCGAAGAAAATATACGAATACAGCATCAGGGGGGTGGTATTGCCGATGGAGGTTCGTTAACTGAGCCTACACCAGATTCAGATTATGAGCTTGATATAGGATCAGAATACGACACCTTCCTTTTTGATCCCCCCGTATACGATCCAGAAAACCCGGAAGCTGGAGGGCTTATAACCATCCACGCAATCAGTACTACTGGAAGAAGCGCGTCAAATAAAATAGTTTTGATAAATATTGGCTCTGGAATAGTTGTATTAAGCATAAACGAAGCGCCGTCCTCCGGATATGCTGCAATAAAATATAGCTCATCGACCTACAGCATTGCTGCCAACGAATCTGCAATGCTTGTCTATTCTGGAAACTATTGGTATATCGTAAATAATGCGTAAAATAGAACCATGAAATACCAGAGAAAAACAACGGGGAGCCCATCAACCGACAAGGTCATTAACGACATCTATCGCATATTGGAATTGCTTGATATGGGTGTGGTTATGGTGTCTGATCAATCGGTTTATGGGACACCTGTCTACTTAAATCATTCGCTCGTACCGATTCCTCCGACAGGGTATGTTAAAGAGTATTATATTTATAATGACTACCATTTCAAATACATGTTGTGGCCGGACGGGTCGCGACACAACAGGCGATTGCCGCTTAATTTTGAGGTAGACGAATGAGGTCAATGTTTTTAATTTTGGTTATGGCGGCATCTGCCTTTTCTGCATATGTTACCAATACGGCAAGTGGAAGATTTCGAGACTCTTTGAAGGTTGACAGTCTAAGAAATGCAATGGTTGTAGGAACCGATGCGGCTGGAAAATTTCAAAAGCGCGATTCAGTACGCGCTGCCCACGTTGCAGATACTGCGCTTCATGTGCCTACCTCCGATTCCGTCCCGTATGCCGATACCGCCGGGTATGCCCTTACCGCAGGTAATGCTATGACTTACTCAACAACATCCGATTGCGACACGTTCGTTATGTGGCGTAACGATTCAATGTTTACAATCTCGCGATGCGACTCAATGTTTCCTACCGTTAATCCATCATATCATTTACATACATCAACAACACTACCCGATAGCCTAAACCACCACGTAACAGCTTTAAGAATTCCAGTGTCGCTCGGAGGTAGGTTATGGAGAACTACCAACATGAGGTACGACACTGCATACGGAGATGTTTTCTTTCCGCGCAATTTTTATTTAGGTGATACTACTACAGGGGTTATATCTCTTTACATGGGTGCGCTTGGCACTTATTCTGATGTAAATTTAGATCGTACTGCACTATATATAAGTACTTACGGTGGGGGTGTTTCAAGTCGCGGGTCGTACTTGCTTTTAGACGGTTGTGAAGGGGCATCAAAGGGGACTGCTATTTTACAATCGAGCGACAGCGCCGATGCAATAATAGCCTCAACGTGGAGAACTAAAACCGTGGTGTCTGGTGGTGCTGTGGACCTAAATTTGTCTTACGAGGGTGGCACCTCTTCCGATGATGGGTTGCGTCTTTATTGGAATAACGTTTCCCATGATGGCTTTCATTTATTTTCAAGAGACACTTTGAAATACTTGAGGATATCTCAGGCTTTTACTACCGGATCAGATATACAAATAGGGAGAACGCTACTTCTTTTTTCTGCTGATACCGGGTCATTCAATTACGACCACCTAGTAAACAATACTCCACTATCTGTATTTAATGGGCACATTAGTTCTTATCGGGTTTTTCAAGATTCAATCTGGCACGCATACGGGGGTTTCCGAGATAGTTCCGTTACTATATCAATTACATCTGCAAACGATTGGCAACAGGTAACCAATGCGGCGCATACTCTTTGGGGTGGAGAAGAGCATGACGGAATTTTTTTAAGTGGTGATACGATGATATTCGCACACGGCGGGGTTTATCACGGCACTGCAAAGATTTGTTACTCTGCATTAGATGGGAAAGATTTTTCAATTCGTTTTTACAACGTTACGCAATCCGATTCTGTTGGCCAAGATAATATACCATCAACTACCGGAGTAGGCAACATTCAATGTGTTACTCAGCCTATATATTTAGAAATTACAACAGGCGATATGGTATTAATGCAAATAACCTGTAACACCGACGGGACTGACCCGGTAATAAAAAGTGCAAGATTTGAATTGAGCTATCTACATGACTAAGTCAATTTACATTTTAATTAGCATCCTTGCGATAGTCGGGGTGGGGTGGGGACAGGGTGAGGTGTGGGTTGACCTTGGCCAAATAGCAACAGACGCTATTTATACTATTGAGGATGTTGGCGGCGGAATAGTTATTGCTGGCGATGGCGATGGCCACATCTTTAGATCAATTGACTATGGAGCCAACTGGACTGACTTAGGTGCGCAACATTTAGATGTTGTATTTAGTATCACCAACGCGGGTAGTGGAATTGTTGTTGCGTCTGGTAAGAATTGGATAACCTTCTACGACACAACCATAATTAGGTCAACCGATTACGGTGCAACGTGGGGGTACGCAGTCAGACCATACGGGCAAAGTATTGTTTACTCGGTAGAATCGTTGGGCGACAGCATAGTTCTTGCTGGAACTTATTCGAGTGGATTTATACTCAGGTCCATTGATTACGGAGTGACATGGGATAGCATCGGGCGACCGTATAATATGGGTGCTCAACCTGAAATTAGGTCGTTATGTAATGTTGGAAACGGGGTAGCTTTG